TCTGAGAAGAAAAAATCAGCAGATAAAGAAAAAATGGATGAATCAAATTTAAATGAAGATTTAACAAGTGAACTTATTCCTATCCTAGCTACTATTTTAGGTGTTGGTGGTACATTAGCTGCTTCTTTCTATAGAGATTTAAAAGGTAAATCAGCTGCAGAAAGAGAAGCAATCCTTAAACAAGTATCAAGTCAAATTGAGAAATCAAAAGGTCAAGGCGGTTCTACATACTAATAACCATTCGTATTAATATAATTAATTGAGTAACTCGAAAGGGTTACTCTTTTTATTTGGAAATACAAGATATCTTTCGTAACTTCGTCCTACGAGGGTTGGAAATAAAGGAATTGAGAAAAACGGCGATGGTTTGGGGAACGGGAAAACACATATATTTATATATAAACATATATTATGAAATACAAAAACAACGTTTTAGACAAATTAGTACAATTAGAAGCTATAGCTGCTAAGGTTCAATTCCAAGTAAATAGAGGAATTGATCAAGATGTAATTTTAGAATCTATTGACAATTTGAAAGAACAAATCGAAAAAGCACGTGAGATCATTGCTTTAGAACCTGATGAATTTGCACAACAATTTGCAAGATAGTTATGTGGATAACAATATTAATTATACATTTAGTTGAATTGGCCATTATTGGTGGATTTTTACTTGTTAGACGCAACGCGGCACTTGAGAAAGCTGTAACTGAACAACGACAATACATTGATGCTATAAGTATTATTATTGCCAATTCGGATGCTAAAATGAGAGAATTAGACATTCAAGGTGCATTTGAAGCAGACGATGAAGTAGGTACATTCTTTAATAATTTAAAGGAAATACAAGACATCATTAGCGGCTTTAATAATTCTAGAAACTAGTTTGGTTATGTGATTTTCCTTCCATACATTGGGAGTAAAACTAGGATACCACTATGTCATATTACGATACTTACGGCTCTGATATATTCGCCGATGATGATAAATTAGCATTAACTAAACGAGGTAAACCGCGTAAACGCAAACCAAAAGAGCCTCGTATTTATTTTACTCAAGATACTGAAGATGCTATTGTTGAATATCTCATTACGGTCGATACTGCTGAACGTAACCGCATCTATAATGAGCGTATTGAATACGGCTTTTACAAATTAGCCGAGAATATTATTCATACGTTTAAATTCTACTATACCGATACCGATACTATTGAAGAACTCAAGCACGAAGTGATTACATTTCTGCTTGAGAAACTTCATCTGTATAGACCTGAAAAGGGTAAAGCATTTAGTTACTTTGGTACTATTGCTAAACGTTATCTTATTGTTTATAACGAAAACAACTATAAGAAGCTTCAAGAAAAAGCTGATGTAGATGAAAGCGATGATGAACAAATGACATTATACGAAAATGATAAGAATATTGAGAGTGTCTTTGAAGGTACTGGATTCATGAACCAATATATTAAGTACATAGATACTCACATATTCAGGTTATTTCCTAAAAAACAAGATGCTCAAACGGCGGATGCTATTGTTGAATTATTCCGTAAGCGTGAAACGCTGGAAATATTTAATAAGAAAGCTCTATATATTTACATACGTGAAATTACAGACGTATCTACTCCTCAGATAACTAAAATTATTAAAAAACTTAAAGTCGTATATGTCCAATTATATAATGAATACTATAACCACGGACATATAAAGATTTAATTATTCATATTTATTGATAAACGCATTTTATGGCTAATTTTGATGACGTAACCGTATTCGACGGTATGTCTTTATCGGATTTATTTAAGAAAATCCACAAAAATAACAAAGATATTGATAAACAAATCGGCGAATTTATTGATACTATGAAACCAATGGCAACAGCCAACGCGGGTTCCGCGACAATGTTGATGCCTACTGTAAAAGATTTAATAGACGTTAATGTAAAAAATAACGAACAACTAATTAAAATGGCAGCTATCGCTCAACGCGCTGCTTCTATTAATGCTAACTCAGGAACCGATTTAATTGATATGAGTGAAATTGAAGCATTATTAGCTGAACAAAAAGCGGTAACTGAACAAGGTCAAAAATTAATTGAACAAGCTCCTGTAATACATTTAGAACAAGTGAAATGAGAGTAAGAGATAACCTATCATCTGTTGTATCTTCAATTGGAAAAAATCAACCCATTCCAACCAAAAAAGCTCAAGTTGGGAGAGTGTATGGTGTTGTTACAACTGAAAATACTCCCACCCCGGCTATGTTTAAAAAAGCAGGGGGGTTTAATGGTATAGGTTCTGTATTTTATTTAGAATATAATCAAGCAAAGAATATTACTGGGGATATAGGTAATGATTTTTTAGATAGTTGTAAAATAGCTAAGTCTTTATCCTCTCAATTTCAGTATTTTCCTATTTTAGGAGAATTAGTCTATATAGAAGATTTACCATCACCAACATCTCAAGTTATAGATACTTCTTCTTCAAAATATTATATAGGTGTAATTAATTTATGGAATAATAACCAACAAAATTCCCAACCAGCTTCGAATCAAGCTTCTTTAGGGGCAACATTTTCTGAAAACCCAAATATTAAAACTTTATTATCTTTTGAAGGTGATCATATAATACAAGGTAGACAAGGTAATGCTTTGCGATTTAGTACTACAACTAAATTATTTAGCAATCTAAATGAATGGAGTGAAATAGGAAATAATGATGACCCAATTACAATATTAACAAATGGATTTAGTTATGCTGAAGGTGAAAATTTTCATGTTGAAAAAATAAATAAAGACTTATCGTCAATCTATTTAACCTCAGCTCAAAAACTTCCTTTAGAAACAGATAAAACAGGAGTTTTAAATCCACTTACTAATCCGATAGACGTTTCAAAATATTATAATTCACAAGTTATCGTTAACAGTGATAGAGTAATTTTAAATTCTAAGAAAGATGAAATAATGATATTTGCTAAAACTAACATTGAGTTAAATACTAAAAATATTATCAACTTAAATGCTGATGAGAGGGTACATCTTAATAGTAATAATGTTTTCTTAGGCACAGTAAATAATCAATTACCGTCTGAAAATTTAGTATTAGGTAATAAACTACACGATTTATTACTTACATTAATGGATAATCTACATGAGTTTGGTGTTGGTCTTTCTAGTGTTGTAGGCAGCCCTGAAGGAGCCCCAGCACTTGATATTAAAGCAGCAGCTGATAGTTTATGTCAATCAATAGACAGACTTGAAAATAGCTTAGAAGGAATATTATCACAACAAAACTTTACAGCTTAATGTCTAATACATCTAACATATCGTCTGTTATTTCCCCTGATGTTTTAAAAACACTATCTGCTTCAACTGTTATTAAAACTTTTGGAGATCAACTTACAAATAAAGCAAAAGAAAAAGTTGTTGCCGTTATTAAAAATAAAGTTGGTGATTTAGAAGCTCAATTAGAAAAAATTGTTACTGAAGAAATTAAAGCAGGGTCTGATCATAATACTGAATTAAAGAGATTAGAGATTATTTATAAAGAAAAACAAATAACTCAAGATCAATATAATGAAGCTGTTTCTAAAGAAAATACAGCATATCAAGCAAAGCAAAAAACTTTTGAGGCTCAAAAAACAAAAATTAAAAACGATATTCAAAATATTGTTTTAGATCCTTTTAAGAAAATAAAAGAAGCAAAAGCAAAAAGAAAAGCTAAAGTTAAAGCTAAGAAAACAAAAAATAAAGAAGCACAAGCAAAAGCAAGACGAGATTTAGCTTTAAAAGTAGCTAAAAACGCTGCTAAAACGTTAGCACCTATCATTGCACTTCAATTAGCTAATAAGTTTGCTTCTGTTTTATCTCAAAGAGCAAAATTAGAAGCATTAGTAGATCAAGTAAATATTTACATAGTTCAAGCAAACACACCCGAAACTATTGCGATTGCAACTAATTTAAGAAATAATACTATTACTTTAATTAACAATAGTATTAATAAATTACAAAACCTACAGCAGGTATTACAACAGATCAATATATACATTACTGTATTTAATGTTATAGTAACTATATTATCTGCACTTCCGATTCCAACGGCTGTGCCTCCTGGTATTGGTATTCCTGTTAGTTTAATTGTTAGAATTGTTAAAACTATTGAAAAAGCCAATAAACTAATTTCAGCATTGAATATAGTATTATCTATTGCTACTATAGTATTAGAAAATGAAATATCAAAATTGAATGATTTAATAGCGCAAATAAAAGAAATTAGTCAATTATTAGATGGTAAAGTAGTTACAGATTTAAGTTCACAACAACTATCAGATCTTACTAATTCATTAGTTACTAATATTGATCAATTTCCACCATATAAAGGATTTAAATTTAAAGTTAAAGAAGAACAAAATAACCCAGCGTTTGTGGTTAAAGGAAATAAACGCCACTACGCCGTAGCTGTTGATCGCGACGGTGTTGATGTAATTAAAAGTGATTATTCATTTACATTAGATCCTAATGATTTGATTGATCAACTTAAACTAGTTATTGATCAACGAAATTTACAAGGATAAAATATTTATAATTATGAACATCAAAGTATTTAAAAAATTAATCAAAGAGGCCGTAGTTGATGCTATTCATGAAGAGTTACCATACATTCTTGAAGAGCACATGGCTAAGCAAGAAAAAAAAGCATTACGTGAAGGTAAAAGCTTTAATTACACTAGCGCAGATGTAATGCCTGGTAACCCAGACGTTAGATCATCATTACGTAGTAAAATGGGTGAAGCATTTGGGTTTCAACAACCACAACCACAATTAAAAGTGATTGACGCCGTTGATGAAGTTACTGGTGAAAAAGTAAACCCATTTGCTGCATTTATTGCCGACGCTGCTAACAACATGACAGCAATGGACCGCTCAGGATTAAGACAATTAGACTAATATGCCAATACCTCAAACGATACGTGTAAATCCGTTAGATTTACAGAAGAATATTGCTATTGGGGTATCACTACCTTTTAATGGTCCTGGTGTATTTAATAGTACATATACTACTAAAGACCAAATAAAATCTAATTTAGTTAATTTATTATTAACAGATGTAGGTGAACGAGTAATGAATCCAAATTTTGGAAGTAATTTAAAAAGATTTTTATTTGAAAATATAAGTGATATAAACTCAGAAAATATTAAAAATGCTGTTTTAGAAAGTATAACGTATTATATTCCTGAAATAACAATAATAAGTATTATTTTAACTCCAAATGCGGATTATAATTTAATAGATTTAACTGTTAAATATTCCTTAAATATATCAAATACACCAGACCAAATAACAGTACAATTCAATTAATAATGACTAACGAGGATAAAAATATATCGTATTTAAATAAAGACTTTGGAGGATTTAAAGCAGCATTACAACAATATGCTAAAACTTATTTTCCAACAATATATAATGACTTTTCAGAAGCCACACCAGGTAATATGTTTATTGAAATGGCGTCGTATGTTGGTGATGTTATGTCATTTTATCTTGATACTCAAGTACAAGAAAACTTCTTATTATATGCTAAAGAAAAAGAAAATTTATATGCTTTAGCTTATACTATGGGATATCGTCCTAAGTCATCATACGCTTCAAATACTATTCTTGACGTATACCAATACATGCCTGCTACTTCATCTGATGGAGGAGCTACATATAGACCTGATTATAATACTTACGGTTTACTTATACCAGCTAATACATCTATAACGTCAACCTCAACAGGTACTAAATTTTTAACTACACAACAAATTGATTTTACCGATACTGGTAGTACTGAAATTAGTTATGTAAATTCTAATTTTTATCTATTTAAAAAATCAGTAGAAGCTATTTCGGCTGAAGTTAAATCAACAACTATTTCAATTCCGGCTAATCAAAAGTTTGCTACTACTACTATTACAGATACTAATATATTACAAATTTTAAGTATTACTGGTAGTGATAGTAATACATGGTATGAAGTACCATATTTAGCTCAATCATCTATATTTCAAAAAGGATTTAATTCTACTTCGGGAAGCGATGGAGTACCTTATTTATTACAATTACAAAAAGCACCTAGACGTTTTGTTTCTAGGATCTTATCTGATAATACTTTACAGTTAGAATTTGGAGCCGGTTTATCTTCTAACAAAACCGATTCTCAAATTATACCAACTCCAGATAATATTCAATTAGGATTAGTACCTAATATTTCATTATTAACTAATAACTATAATGAAGCATCTACATTCTTTACTCAAGAATATGGTTTAGTACCATCAGGTAACTTAACTGTAAAATATCTTGTTGGTGGTGGGATTGGTGCAAACGTACCTGCTAATGATTTAACTACAATAGATACTTCTAATATTACATTTAAAAATACACCAGGTTCTTTATCCGGTTCTGTTTTAGCAAGTGTATTATCTAATAACCCAGACCCATCTTCAGGTGGAAGAAACGGAGATACAAGCGATGAAATTAGGCAAAATGCTTTATATTCTTATTCAACACAATTAAGAACAGTAACGAAAGAAGATTATATCGTTAGAGCAATGTCAATGCCTTCTGAATATGGTACTATAGCTAAAGCATACATTACACAAGATTTTAATAGAAATCCTCAAGAGACTGTAGCTAATATCCAATCAGGAAACCCATTAGCTTTAGATTTATATATATTATCTTACAACAGCAGTAAACAATTAAATACAGCATCAACAACATTAAAACAAAATTTAATAACGTATCTTAACCAATATAGAATGGTTACTGATGCTATTAATATTAAAGA